CAGCAGGCGCTCGGCGACTGCGAGCAGTGTCAGGTCCGGTTCCGCCTCGATCAGCGCGAGCAGCCAGGTCCGATGCCCCGACAGGCGCGACCGCCGGTCCCCACCCTGGGCCAGCGCGCCGCGCCGACCTTGTCGCAGCGCCTGAAGCCAGCGCACTGCCGCCGCGTCGCTGATCCGATAGCGCCGAGCCGCCTCGCGGCGCGACAAACCCTCATCCTGAACTGCGGCAATCACCCGATCGCGCAAATCCTGCGAATACGCTCTGGTCATCCATGCCGACCTCCAACAGCCAGCAGGTTGAATCAGAACTCAATCGCTTTGGGAATCCCCCCGACTCCGTCAGATCACAAACAGCTCTAGTTGCCGCCATCCGTCAGCCTGGCGACTGCCGACGTGGCGGACACGGCATCGGGGTTCGAAAACTCCCTTATGATCAGTCCAAGCTTGGCATAGACGGTTTCGACCGTTCTGATCGCGGATGAACCGAGATCCGATCGCGGATCGATCCCACCGCTGCTGACCTCGAGAAACCGCACCGTCCTAACCGGATTGCTCCAATCGTCGATGGTCACCTTGATAGACAGATCCACGATCAGGTTTCGCGACATTCTATCCGCGGTGAGCGCCCGTCTCATAGCGAGCGTATCGGTGTAGTCGTCCCCGCCCACCCATGAATTCGATTGACGCGGATCGGCCTGCGTCAACGTAGCCCCGCCGGTAACGATTTCGGCATGAACGATCTTCTCGAACGGAACATATGTCGGATCGGCCAAAGTACCGATCGTCATTTCCCGTCGCTGTCGGTTCAGCGCGATAATGTCCGCCGTCATAGGTGATTCGTACAGATCCGGGCCGGCCCGCATGCGCGTTATATTTTCCGCCCACTCCAGTTCCTTTGCCCGAATGCGCTTGCCGGCTCGGTCGCCAAATTTGGCCCTGGCCGCTCGGAGGATATTGCGCACGAATCGAAACAGCCACCAAAAGCAAACGATTGTCAGAAAAAGCGGCAATGCCTGAATAACATACCAAAGCGCCGGCATGTTGGTCTCGTGCAACATTACTTGCTTACCCCGCCCATAGTGTCGGACATTATGGTTATCGTGCTTCTCCCGTCAACCGGATGCCCGCGATATGGCAGGTCGCAATAAGCGGATCGTTTCAGAGCGTCGGCTTATATCCATTGCGATAGGCGCTCTGCGCCGCTCGCGCCACCGACCCCTGATAGCGCATCAGAACGCGATGAACATCCTGTCCGTCCATCGCGCTAATATTGTAGTAATGATTGTGGGTGGCACCACCGTCGTTTGCCGGAAAACCAATGTTATTGTTAGCGGCCGGCGCAACCAGCATGTTGCGCAGGGGCTGAGCAGCCCAAGCGGGAAGAACCATCTCCCTTTCGTGCAACATGGTCAGGCCACCCCTCACATCCCAAATTCCTCCGGCACCACTTGGCACCGCCAGCATGCCTTGAAATCCCATTGCCGCAGCCGACATCGCAGCGCCGAATTCAGGAGCGCCCATATCAACCGGCCAGGGCGCCGCCGCCATAGATGCGACGCCACCGGCACCCGCCAAGGCGGCCTGTGTCGAGATCTGCGCAAGAGCTACGGCCTTTGAAGTCGCCGCACTTGCAATATCGGTGGCAGCCCGCGTTGCGGCCCCTGTTTCGGCCGCGCCGGTCTTCGCGGTTTCCCCGAGAATCGATGCCGCAGTTGACGCGGATATCAAATGCTTTTCGAGCGCGAACATCGTGATCTTCCTGAGCATCCATTTCTCGATGATGGATGTCAGAGCGCCCGTCACCGTGCTGACGAGCCCACTATAAAGCGATTTGAGGGTGGAGGCGAAACTTGCCTGAAGCGTTATCAATTTCGCAATCGACTGCGACCACCCTGATGCAAGCGAAGTTATCGCGGCTTTTGCGATTTTCGAACGATCGGTTTCGCCCTTTTGCTCAGCAGCCGTAGCCCCTTCTTGATAGGTTGCGTCGACCTCCAACTTCGCATCTGCCTGCCGCTGATGCTCCGCGACGACCGGATCGCGTCTACCACTGGCGGGTCGGAATTTCTGCGCGGGAGAGCCCTTTTTTTCCGTTGCCTCTTCGGCTTTCGACGGTGTCGTCGGCGGCGGATTGATCAGCCGCCTTTCCCAAGCAGAAACGTTTAGAACGTCATTCATCGCGCCGATCACGGTTGCGCCGCCGGCAGACACACCCTCCACAAAGTCAGCACGCGCCCGACGTCCTCCCTCGATCATCACCTGCCGGAGCCCGTCCATGCCCCTGCCCACATCGGCTTTGAACGATGTCCAATCGAGATTGACGGCATCCGTCATGAGGCTTCCAAGCCATCTGAGGCCGTTGGCCGCATGTTCGACGATCTCGATCAGTAATTCGCAAATACCCTTGATGACACCGACTACACCATGAGCCGCTGCCACGATCGCCTTGATAGCGAGGTCGATAATCAAGGCGAAATCGACAACGGTCAGCGCCACGAATTTGAATATATATCCCAGATATCGCATGAGGCTCGAAACCATGCCCCCGCGATTATATGATTCAACGAACGCATTGATGACGGATGTAACACCTTCAAGGAGAAGGCTCAAAGAAGGCGCGAGCGCACCTTTTATAGTATTAGAAAGCGAGATCATGGCTTCTTTATTATTCTCGAACGATATTCCCAATTCCTTGTGCATCGATTCGCAGAGCGCAAAAAATCCTTCCACGACAACGCCGAGACCCTCGATAATCTTACCGACCTCTGGAATTTCCTTGCCAACCGCCTTGAACCCGGCGGTAACCCCATCCGCGATCTTGGCCGCGCCTTCGCTCACGTCCTTGGCTCGCTTTCCAGCACCTTCGGCCGCTTCGGACGTTCGCTTTGCGGCCTCCGCGATCTTGTCGAGCGCAGCCTGCACCGGTGCTGTCATCGATGCGATCATGGAACTGAGTTGCTGAAGCGCGGTTCTCAGCCCGCCGATTTCGTCTTTGAGATCGCCAAATCCAGTGCTGACGTTCTTCGTCTCGGCGCTGACTCGAATTATGACCTTATCGTCTGCCATCACTCGATCCTTTCCACCGCTCGGCTATCGCCCGCGACGCCGCGCGCGTGTCGTGCACAAGCGCCGCCGGCGCCAGCTCTGCCAACTCGGCGATCGACGGACCGGACACGCCTTCGGAGACATCCGGAATCGCTTGTGGAGCGCGCGCGCCGACCAAATCCACCCCCAGCGCCGCCGCGATCGCCACCGCCGCCACATTCAGCGGCGGCCCGTTTACCCGCCAATGCTCGCGCATCGCCGCGACGTCGTGCAGATCCCACGCCTCCTCGATCGCGCGTTTCGACCCGCCTTCGATGCCGGCGGCAATCAGTTCGCAAATGAGGGTGCGGAGGCTGGCGGCAAGGCTCCCGTCGGCTCCGCCGGCGCGGGAGCCTCGGCTTCCCCCGCGATCATGCCCGATTCCACCAGCACGGCCATGAAGCCGTCGCGCAGCGCGGGGATGTCGGCCAGGCCCACCATTTCCTCGAGCGCCTCCAGGGTCAGTGACGGATCGATCCGCACGAGGCCGACCGCGAGCACGCCGAGGAAATCGGAGGCCGAAGCGGCCATCCCCTCGACGCTGGTCAGCGCGCCCTGCGTCGCGTTGATCCGGTCGATATAGGGCGCCGCCGCCTTGAGCTGCGCGAGCTTGTAGGGCGCGAGATCGAAGCCGCGCCCGGCGATGATGACCCGCGCCATTATTCGCCCATCCCCCACTGGAAGACGCGGCCCGCGCCATCGGCGATCGCATCGAAATCGAATTCGGGGATCAGGAAATCCTCCTGCTTGGTAGAGACCTGCAGCTTGTTGGTGAAGCAGTTGAACAGGCTGAGCGTCAGCCCCTTGCCGCCGAAGCTGTTGAACAGATCGCAGCGGAACGACGGCGCATCGCCCATCGTCAAGTTGGTGACGGTCGATGTCTTCGCGGTCGTCGACGTCGCTATATATTGGTAGGAGATATAGACCGTCTTGCCGGTATCGGCCGCGGCGAAGGTATAGACGCCGGCACTGACCGCATATTGGCCGGTGGTCGGTGCCGAAGCCACTCGCGTCATCGGCACGCCATTGCTGTCGCGCACGCCCAGATCGACGCTCCATGTGCCCGCATTGGGCACGGTCGGCGTGATCGTGAACGGCGTGGTCGGGATCGCGGCACCAGTGATATCATGCACGTCGGCGAGCAGGCTGGTCGTCACCGTCTGGCCGAAGAACAGCGAATTGAGCGTCGCGCCGTTGATCTGCGCAAACTTCGCCTTGCCGCCGATCTTGCCCTTGCCGCGCCCCATCGCCACCGCGAACTGGCGGGTGCCGTGCAGCGGCTTGTTGTCGAACGAAATGTCGACCGACACGTCCTGCAGCACGCCCAGCAACACCGGCGTCGGATTGCTGATCGCCGTGCCCGACGCGTCGGTCAGCGGGGTGCCCCACATGGCCCCCGTTCCAAATGTGTACATCGTCTGTCTCCCAGGAGAATGGCCGGAACGGCCGGTAATCGTCAAAAAATTGCGGCGCGACCGTCGCGCACCTCAGCCGTCATTCCCGCGAAGGCGGGAACCCATTGCTCTGAAGCTCCCGACTCTCGCGGTTCGGAAGTTATAGGTTCCCGCCTTCGCGGGAATGACGGCTTGGGGTCACATATCGCCCTAAAATGCGAGTATCCGCACCGGGATGATCGCCACTTCGATATCGCCGAGCGCGCCTTCGCTCGTCTCGATCGCGCCTTCGATCCGCGCCCATTCGACGAGCCCGTTCAGGGTCTGCGGATGGCCCGCTGGATCGGGATCGAGAATCGCGGTGATCCTGTCCATGATCGGATTGAGCACGGTGCCCGGCGCCTGATCGATGGTGTGGACATAGAGGTAGATCATCGCCTCGATCTGCCATTTGGTCGGCAGCCCGCGCGTGGCCGGCGCCTCGACGGTCTGGCGCGCTTGCGCCAGGAACATCGCGGGCATTTCGGATGTGGGAATATCGGTCCAGTGCCGAAGGCGACGCGATGTGGTCACGAGTTCCGGCATCGGCGCGATCATCGCGAACAACGTGGAAAAGATCGCCTCACGGTTCATCCCAGCGCCCTCCCCACCGCATCCTTGATCGCGCTCTGGATCACGCCGCCGGCTTCGAGATCTGCCAATGCCGATCGCATGAACGGCCGCGCCGGCAGGTGCATCGGCCGCGCGAACGATCGGACATTGACCGTCTTCCCAGCAATCGGCCGGCCGAAAGCTTCACGGATCCGCCGCATATGCGCGCGGACGGTTTCGACGCCGTCGAAGCCATATTCCTGTGCGGCCGCATAAGGCGCGCCACTCGACAGGCTGATATACGGATTCTGATCGCTTCCGCGCACATCAACGCGGATCGATCCGCGCAACCGGCCGCTGTGCGCCTTCAACACCCGGCCCGACAACCGGTTGTCGACGATCTCGCGCCGCAACCGCTCCGCTGCCTCGGCCAAACCGGCTTGCACCTCGGTCTGCAATCGGCCGGCAATCGCATCAAACCGATCGGTCAGCGCATCGGCGCCGACCAGCGAAAGTTCGATCATATCGGCGCCACCTGCTGCCAGGGCGCGAGCATCGCCCGCGCGCTTTCGGGCAAGGCGGCGGTGACAAAGGTCACCGTCTCGCCCGCCAGTGATTTGGAGCGATGGCCGATCCGGTCACGCTCGCGGTAACGCAGCGCAACCAGTTCGTTCACCGCCTGCTCGATATCGGCCGGCACTGTGTCATAGCCCGCGATGTAGCGGACATGGACATTGCCCGCGCCGGCCGTGAAGCAATATCCGTCGAGGATGATTTGCGTGCTGGTGAAGCGGAATCCCGGCTGTCCGATCGACGACTGCGCTGGAACTGCGCAGCCGTCGATTTCGAGCAGGTCGATCGCCCGCACCGGATATTCGGGCAAAGTGAGCGTCCGCCCGCCATACCCGTCGCGCCAAGTCTCGACCGGGCCGCTGAGGATCTGCCGGTTGAGGAACGCGAGCACCGCCGCCGAATAAGCACCGATCAACTGGCCGATCAGCGCATCGTCGACCGTGCTCGCCCCGCCCATATAAGCGCGGACGCTGTCGAGCGTCGTCAGGTCAGCCATGGTTCAGGCCTTCTTCTTCGGTTCGGGTTCGGGGGTGGCGATCGCCACGAAACCGCTCGCCGACAGACCGGCGCGATCGCTCTCGTTCAGAGTTTCGGGCAGCTCGACCATGCCATTGCGCACGGCATGGTGGCCGGAGGACAAGGCGATCGAACGGACATGCGCCGGCGCGCGATAGTGGGCCATATCGGGCCTCCCTGAATAAAAGGGGCCCCGCTGAAAGGCGGGGCCAGTCGGGGGAAATCGGTGCGACGCTCCCCTCCCCCCAACCGTCATCCCCGCGAAAGCGGGGATCCATTGTGCCGGCGCCTGAACCCATCATCAGCAGGACTTCGTGGCCCGGTGGATTCCCGCTTCCGCGGGAATGACGGTTTTGGAGGTCGGCGGCGGCTCAGGCGTTGGCGATCCCACTGATCACGCCCATGCTGAACGGCGCATAATGCTGCAGCACGCCGTCGGCATAGACCCCATATTCGTAGCGCCGGGTCTTGAGCGGCCATTCGAGCTGGTAATAATCCTGCCGCATCAGCATCCGCGCGACCTGACCGATGCCGGAGGCATCATAAGGCAGCATGTCAGTCCAGAAGAAGATCGTCCCCGCCGGCATATTGGGGTGGACGACCACCGCCACCTCGTCGCCGGTCACCTTGTTGAGATAGCTGCCCAGCTTCACGCTTGCCTGGATCACGCCGGGATTTGCTGCATCGGTATTGAGCCGCAGCAACGGCGCGCCGCTGTTCGCTACGATCTTCCTGGTGATATTGGCCAGTTCCTGCGCCGACACGAACATCACCGTCGGCGACAGGCGGTATTTGTTGTAGAAGCTCGCGAACGCCACCTCGAACTCGGCGATCCCGCCCGCGCCATCGGCGGTCAGGCCGGTGCCGACCCCCGCCGTGCCTGCCGGCATCTGATAATAATAGGCATTGAGCGCGGGATTGAACGCCATCGTCAGCAAACCATCGAAATCGAGGCTCGACGTGCTGTTGTCCGACGCCGCCAGCGACACCGCGGTCTGCGCACCGCCCGCCGCTGCCGCAGTGATCAACACGCTCGGAATCGACGTCACCGCAGCCAATTTCTCCGAACCCGCCGTGCCGACATACCAGGCATAGCCCACCGCGCCGCGCACCGGCGTCACGCTCGCCGTCAGCGAGCCGCTGCTGCCGGTCGTCGCGCCCGTGGCGTTTGCCGATTTCTGCGCGGAACCACCGCCGAATGTCTCGGTCGTGCCGTCGGCGTTTGCACGGGTGACGATGCCGGGCACGATCGCGGTGGTCGGATCGAGCCCCTGCCCGATCCCGCCATTGTTGATGCCGACGACATCGGCATAAGCCTGCAGCCCCAGTGCAACGCAAATGACCGACCAGGTCGCCGCACTCAGCGATCCGCCGCTGTTCGAAGGCGTGACGGTCGGCGTGGGCGTCGTGCCGAGCGCGAACGAAGTATTGCCGCCGAGGATCAGCTTTTCCTCCTGGATCATCGTTGCCTGCAGGGTCGCCTGCACCGCCAGCGCCTTCACATCCTCATAGCCCTTGGCGGCGTAGCCCGCCTCGAACGTGACATTATTCTCCAGTCCGAACGCCCGGAACGCAGCGAAATATTCGGACTGGCTGTGCGCGATCACGCCGCCGCGCCGCCCTTCGGAGACGCCTGCGCGAACATTGCCGACGTTGATGTTCGTAATCGCCTTCCAGTTCGCCTGGATCGCGAAGCCGCCGCTCACCCGCGCGATGCGGTTGCGCAACGGCGTCAACACCGGGAACAATTTCTTCGACGGCCCTTCGAGATTATAAGCCTGTAACCCCGTGGTCGCGGTCGATGGCTGGACGAAGGATTTGATCAGATCGTCGGGGCTCGTCTGCGCGCCTTTGATCAGCGCGATGGTATCGTCGGTGGTGGACATTATGCAGTCTCCTGTGGCCATGAAAAAAGCCGCCGGTGGAGACCGCGCGGCTTGGGGATTGTTGTAGGTAATTCGTCGCCGAGCTTGCTCGGTGAGGAATTGGCGTCGCTCAGCCGCGCCGCACCGGCCCGGCGGCATGCACCTTCTTCATCTCGGTCGCGGGCTCGTTGATCGATCCGTCAGCGTTGCGCACGGGCTCAAACCCGACGTCCGCTACACCGCCATCGCCCGTCTTGCCGACAACCCGCAGCACCGCCTTGGCCGGCAGCGGTTCCGTCCTGAGCGCCGCGATCTCGGCCTTGAGCAATTCATTCTGCCCCGCCAGCGGTGCCAGCGCGCGGGCGATCATCGCCTCGACCTTCGCCAGATCGATGCCCGCGGCCGCCGCGATCATCTCGCCTTCGGACGGCACGGGCGCTTCGGGCTCGGGCTCGGGCTTGGACGCCAGCATCGCACTCAACAACGTCGCCAGACTGCCGACAGCGGTCTTCAATTCTACCGGAACCGCCGCCGCCTCGCCTTCGCGCGCCTCCCAGGCAGCATCCTGCTGCAAGCAACTTAGCTCGGCCAGTATCCGCGCCAGCCGTTCGACTTGCCACATCGGCGCGGCCGGCAGGTCGAGCATCGTGTTCATCGGCACGGTCTCCGCCCCGTCGGCCTCGACCTTCCAGAAGGTCAGCACCGCGTCAGGATTGTTCGGCCGGTCGACAAGGCTGATCTCGACCAATTTTACGCCGGTGATCATCTTCTGCATTTTTCCGTCGCGGGCGGTCACCTTCCCGCCGACCGAAAAGCCCTTGTAAACGCCGGCCTGTACCTTCTTCACCGCGACCGGATCGACGACATGCGCTTCGATCAGCGTCTCGCCACCCTGCACATCGAGGCTCGTCACGGTGCCGGCCGCACTCAACTGATGCATCTCGCGCAACGCGCCGGTGCCGTGGCGCATGAAATCGGGCAAGGCGGCTGCGATCGCCGACGCCTTGATGATCTCGCCATCGGCATCGACGGTCTCGGTCGAGGCGATGCCAGCGACGACGATCGTCCCGTCATCCCGCGCCTCCATCTTGCGAAAGGGGGCAAAGATCTTCATGGAAATCTCCCTGAAACATGGAAATGGGGCCCCGCGGCCTTCGCTGTTCCGAAAGGCGTCGCATGACCGAGAAAGCCCAAGGCCGTGCGCTGCCGCTGATGATGGCGGGGCTGGCGGCAGTTCTGGTATTCGTCGGACTATTCTGGCTGGCGGACGGCTATGGCTACGGGTCTGGCATCGTGATCGGCATCATCGCCTTCCTGAGCTCGATGACCGCGCGCAACGTCTATGGCTGGTTGAGGGACGACGAGCCGGAGTGATCGACCTCTCCGGCGGAAATTTGCGCCATACGCCCGACGTCATTCCCGCGAAGGCGGGCACCTATATACTCTGAATCTCGAGCCTCTTGCGGCTCGGAGGTTATGGGTTCCCGCCTTCGCGGGAATGACGGTCAGGGAACGCCGTACATACCCTGCACATCGCGCTTCAGCGCCGCCGAACTATCGGGCCGCGCATAGAACATATGCCCGCCCGGATAGACGCGCAGCTTGATCCGCTCGTCCACCCCAAATTTCGGCATCTGATCGACGATCAGCCGCGATCCGAAATAGGGGCAGGACAGGTCATCCCAACCATGGACGATGATCGCACCCATCTTCGGATCGACCGCGATCGCCTTGCGCAGATCGGTGACCGGGCTGTCGCTATTGTCGCGATCCCAAACGCGGTTCACGTCATAGGACAGGGTATTATACCGCGCCTCGCTCTTCCAACCGACCTGGTTGGTCACGAAATCCACCATCGCACTCGTCGTCGGCGCAATCAATCCGTCGAGCAACGGATCGTTATACCGCGCTTCGGCCGATGACGGAAACGGATCATAAGCGGTGACATTGCTGTCATAGACGCTCCCCACCTGCCCCGTCGCGCGCCTTATCTCGCGCAGATAGGTGCCGATATCGAGCCGCCCGTCGAGCCTGCGCACCAAGGCCGGATCGATGCCGCTATAGGCCGAAACCTTGGCCGACAGCCGATCGGTCGCCGCCTTGTCGGCCGGCCCTTTCAGATAATCGGTGACGAAATCGGTGCGCACATATTGCTCGACCTCAGCCATATTGGCGGCATTGAGCTTGCCCTGCCGCTCGAAATTGCCGGCCGCCATCGCAGGCAGATTGATCATCCACGGCAGCGGCGACAGGCTCGTTTCATTGCCGATCGCCGCGGGATCGAGATAGGGCGATACCATCACCAGCCCGCTCATCCCGACGCCGAGCTGGCTCTGCAGATAATAGGCCATACGCGGCACGCGAAAGCCGCCATAGCTTTCGCCCATCAGATATTTGCGGCTCGTCAGCCGGCCATATTTGACCAGCCAGTCGTAAACGACCCGGCTCAGATATTCGATATCGGGCTTGGCGCCATAGAACGCCTTCTTCGTCTCCGCCTCGTCGATCAGGCTGCGCGAAAAGCCGGTGCCGACCGGATCGATGAACACCAGATCGGTGAAATCGAGCCAGCTCTGCGGATTGTCGCGCACCACCGCGCTGTCCGAAGGACTATCGCCCTGCCGCCCGAACCCGACCCGCTTCGGCCCAACCGCGCCCATATTCAGAAACACCGAGGAAGCCCCCGGCCCGCCATTGAACGCGAACGTCACCGGCCGCGCGGCGCCGGTCCCGACGACATAAGCGGTATAGACGACCTGCCCGATCTCCTTGCCCTTGGCATCGCGCACACTGATATGGCCGACCGTCGCCTTATATTTGACCGGCCTGCCGCCGATCACCGCGACCTGATCGATCGACTTGTCGGCGGACATCGGCGGCAGCTCGATCGCCGGTTTCTTGGCGTCGGCACCGTCCTTGGCGGCGGGTGCTGGTTCGTCGGCATAGCTGGGGGCGGTGGAGAGCAGGAGCGAACAGGCAAGGGTGATCGACGCGAGTGCGTGGCGCATGGGGTTCCCTGACGATATGGTCCTGAACCGAAGCTAGGATTGCGGCAGCGCAGTGTCGAGCGCGGATTTTGGCGCGCCATCTGCCGCCCCCACCGCATCCCGCCCCATCGCCACCCGTGCCTCATCCACGCTCAATATCCCCGCCCGCACATAGATCTCCGCGATCTGCGCCTGCACCAACGGATCGATCGAGCGTTCATTGTCCCACACGAACTGGTGATCACCCAGCCCCATCACTCCCAAACACTGGTCGACCACCGACTTGATCCACAGCTGAATCGGCGCCACGCCCTCCTCGAGCGACTGCTGGCGCGCCGTCTCGGCAGTCGCGCGGTTGGCCTGCTTCACGAACGGGGTCGGCTCGACCGAGAACGCGAAGCAGACGATCCGCGCGAGCCACTCGTCGAAATCGTCCTTCAGCAATTGCTCGCGCGTATCGTATGGCTTCACCCCGCCGGGAATGAAGCGTGCGCTATAATCCCGGCCCTTCAGGGTCAGTTCGTCCCACCAGCTCTGCATCTGGCGGATCTGGTCCGGCCCCCACGCCTCGGGCACGTTGAAGATCAGAGACGGCACGTTGCCGTTGGTGAAGAAGGACAATTGGTTCACCTGCCGCCGGAGCGCGATGTTGACCGTCGTGATGATCTGTTCGACCGCGCTATAGCCATAGGCCCTCCACACCCGGACGTTGCGCGGGCGGTAGATCAGTTCGTCGGCGGTGTAATTGATCGCCGGCAGTCCCTTCAAAATCTGCTGATAGGCCGGATCGGGGGCGACCGGCGTGCGGCCGGTACCGTCGAGCAGCCGATTGATCGTCGTCCCGTCGATCAGGTCGAGCGACCAGACATCCCCGCCCCACGTCCGCCGCGGATAGATGCAGGCAGCGTCGGTCACATACATTTCCTCGACCAGCATCCGCACCCAGCTCGCAAAATCATGCTCGCGATCGGGGCAGGCGAGGAAGTCTGTCGCGGCCTTCGCCGCATCGCCGGGCTTCACCGCCGGATCGATCGGCACGACCCGCCATTTGAGCTTCGCGATCTGATCCTTGCGCGTCTCCAGCACGATCCGCAGCAGATCATAGCCATCGGCCAACGCCCGCATCTGATCGAAGGAGACGGGCGCGCCACCGCGTTTGGCGGTCTGCTGGTTCCATCCGAACGGATAATCGAAACGGCGGCCTTGCGTTTCATCAGCCGGTGCCGCGGCGACCGGCGCCATCGGTTGCGCCGGCCCGAACCAGGCCGCATCCCCGCCGCGCACGACCTCGATTGCGCGCGAAATGCGGGCGATCAGACCGGGGGCGATTACAGTGCGGGTGGCGGTGGACTGGTGATCGGGCATTCAAAAAAACTCCCCTGCATATCAGCCGTCAATCCCGCGAAAGCGGGAACCTATAATCTCCGAACCGCAAGAGGTTCGAGCTTCAGAGGATATGGGTTCCCGCCTTCGCGGGAATGACGGCCGGGGCGTGGCAGCGCATCACGTTGAAACAACGCCGCAGCCTTATTACGTGACGGACTATTCCCTCACCGGGGTGACGATAACGGTCGGCAAACTCACGCCCCCCGCACCGCCTCCGCCTCGCCCCTTATAAAATCGAGAAACCCCGTCGCCCCGCCGCCGCGCGACAGATAGCCGAGCGCCTGCGTCGTCGAATCGACATCGTCGTCATGCGCGCCGTTCGGGAACGTCCCCATCGCCATCACATAATCGGCGATCCAGTCCGCCCCTTCTGGCAGCAGCACGCGGCCGCTCTCGATCAGCGGTGTCACCGCGAACGCCCGCGCGATCTTGTCGGTGTCCACCTTGATCGGCACGATCGCGAGACCCGCACTGTCGCGCCGCAACTCCTGGATCAGCGACTGCCCTGAAGCCTTGTCCTCGACCAGGATCGCATGCGGCCCGTGCCGCGCCGCAAGCGCCACCGCCATCCGCTTGAGCTCGGGATATTCGACCTTCGCCTTCCAGCGATCGAGCGCATAGACATTGCCGTCAACGCACTCGGCCCAGCTCGTGCAGACAGAATAATCATTCTGTGCATGGGTTTTGAACGCGGTATCCCAGCTCTGCACGATCCGCCGGACCTGCGGCAAAGCCGCCGGATCATAATAACGCCACCAGCCGGCCTTGAAGATACCCCCGCCCAGAGGCGCAGGCCGCTGCTGGTATTGGCCGGCGAATTCATAGGGCTTGGCTTTCTCCATCCGGCGCAGATCGGCGAGGCTGTGGGTCGATGGCCAAAGGGCACGGCCATTCTCACCAATGGCCGGGATGCACAGATGATCCCACGCCTCACCATTGCCACCGCCGAGCAGCCAGCCCGCAAGATCCTGTTCGTGCAGCCGCTGCATGATCAGGATAATCGGTGTTTCGGGGCTGTTGACCCGGCTTTCGAGTGTGTTCCGGAACCAGTCGATGACGTTGCCGCGCACCACATCCGACGCCGCCTCATCGGCCTTGTGCGGATCGTCAATGATGATCGCACCGCCAAAGCCAGGCGCGGCGCGCTTCTTGCCCGCGCCATAGCCGGTGATCGTGCCGCCAGATCCCGTCGCATAGACGATTCCACCGGCGGTGGTGCGCCATTCGGCCCTGGCGCCGGCACCATCGACGATCATGACATCGGGAAAAAGTTCACCATACCAGTCTGCCCGCACCAGTTCGCGGCACAGGAAGCTGTTATTGGCCGCGAGCCGCGCCGCATAGCTTGCATGGATGAATTCGGCATCGGGCGCACGGCCAAGCGCCCAGGCCATGAAGTTGACGACCGCCAACGCCGTCTTCGAATAACGCGGCGGAATGTTGATGATCAGCCGGCGCGTATGCCCGTCAAAGACGCTTTCAAGCCGGCGGCAGATCGCCTGATGATGCCAGTTGTGCAGCCAGCTGCGGCGATATTGCCGGAAGAAGCCATGGCGCGCGAACCAGTAGAGCGATGACCGCGCTTCCGCCTGACGCGCGACCTGATCCAGCGCATCGTCAACATTCATCGACGATCCGGGCGCGGGCGGCCATGATCTGGTCCATGCTGATGTCGTTGATCACCACCGGCCGGATCGGATCGGGGCCGCGCACATGCGGCCGGCCGAAGCCGCGATCGAGCAAGGCGACCGCGGCCGCGACGCGGGTGGAGGCGGTGTTTTCGGCATTGAGGGCGACCTCGGCGAGCACATCGATACACTCCTCACCCCAGGCGCGGGCCATATCGGCGAGGGCGGCATTGTCATCGATCTTGCACAGACGCGGATCACGCCCCTGCGCGCGAAGCACACGCAGCGCATTACCGAATGACGGGGAATTATGCGCCAC